CTAAAATAAAGTTGCGTGATATAGAATACTAATCTACCGATTAGTAGGAAATATTCTCTTAGATTCGAATCTAATTAAAGATTCATAAAAGAATCTGTACCAACTTTGAAAACTTAACATTTTGATATAATTGGTTATGTATCAAGAAATATCAAGTTTTAAGTAGCGGCATATGATCTAACCAAATCAATAATTTTTTGCTGAGACGGATCTGGATCAATCAGTTGTGCAGTTACTGCCATTTCACCACTATGATGTTCATTAATGTACGATATTTCTTCTTCTGGAGCAAATAGTGGACCATTAATTTTCCTTTTGAAATATATTGTTTCTTCCAGCATGTGTTTGGCTAATGAAAGATAAACCAATCCAATCCATTCATTACCTTTAGAAAGATAATCATCGATCAGTTTTTCTTTGAATTTTTTTGTTTCATCAATAAGTTTATTAACTTCATCTATTGGAACATCAGAACCAAGTTTTGCCATATCGTCCACCGTTAAAAAAACTGTTTTTAAAGTAACTCGGATTCCTTTGCTATAAAAAGTTTTTTCCAAAAAGCTTTTCCATTTCATGTGCAGTTCCATGGATTTTTTTTTCAGTTTTTCTGCTTTGTTTATGTCCAAACCCCAATTTAAAAATAACAGATGTTCCATCATTTGTCTTCCCCGAAAATGAATTTCATCGAAAAGAGTAAATTCTACCAAATTATTGCCACCGCGTTGGTTCGAATATTGTTTATTTTTTGTATCCAAATATTTCTTTTTATATTTCAAATATTTTTCGTAGTTACTCATTTTAATTGAAATATATATACATACTAAGAAATTAATTTGTTTCTGCCATCAATAAAAATTGATTTTATGAAACAATCATAAAAAAATAATACTTCTTATAATAATATCCAATTATTATTTGATGAATGAAAAAAATTTGGTAAATGATCCTGTTAGGAAAAATTTAAAAAAAAAAGCAAGATCCAATAAAACAAAAATTGTTATTTTACCATCTAAACGTAAAAAAATAATTAAATTAAACACTGGATCAAAAAATAGTAAAAAAAATATACCCAGCAAAAAAAATTTAAGAAAAAAAACCTTTAATAAACCGACTGAACAAAAGGTTCCATTAACATTTATTATTCATTTTTGGACCAATATCAAAAAATATTTATCCAATCAGACCGTTTGTCAATATCTTAAAATTTTTGGTATAAATTGTGAGAAATTAAAAAATCCGGTATTGGATTGTTTTAATGTCGAATCAAAAAAAATGGTTAAATTATTCATAAAGTATCCAACTGTTAGTATGCAATTATATCGGTATACTGTTACTGGCGTATCTAAAATAGATTTTTTAAAAAAATTTTCACAAGAACAAATTAAATATATTACATCTCTTGATACAAATGATTCCAAATTAATTGCTTGTGCTGGTTCTGGGAAAACTCGATCTATCATCGGTCGTATTAAATTCATGGTAGAACATGGTTTAGCGAACAAGGAAGAAATATTTGCAATTACATTTTCAAAACATGCCGCTATGGATTTTCACCAAAAAATTAAAGAACTTTTTCCAGATTTTGTAGAATTTTGTCAACTTAAAAATTTTTCCACAATTGATTCTTTGGCTAAATCTATTTTGTGTAAAATTAAATCTCATAAATCGGATAATGTTGAAATTTTATCAATTGCTTTTCGTAATTATTTAAGAGACATACCCAGTACCGATATCGAAACTATCAAGCATATCAAAAATATTAAATATTTATTTATTGATGAGGCACAAGATTTAAATGAAGTACAATATGATGCGGCAATACTACTCAAAAAAATATTTGGTACTAAAATCTCACTTATTGGTGATCCCTGTCAGAATATTTTCCAATTTAGAAGATCATCTAGTAAATATTTAACAAATTTTCCAGCGAAGTTTTTTGAGTTAACACTAAATTTTCGTTCGACACAAGAAATAATAAATTTTTCCGAAAGTATTAAACCAATACAAACTTCCAAATCGATTTCGGCTACAAATAGAACGGGTCCAAAAGTTACTCTTATGACAAAATCCGCTTCTGATATACACAAATTAATTTTACAATTTATCAAATTGTACGGCAAAAAAAAAGACATATCAAATGTCGCAATTATTTGTCCTACTAGAGGTATTGGTGCGTATGATGGTATTGGATTATCTGTTTTATTTAATTTTTTTAAAATAAATAATATCCCATTTAATCAATTATATGATGAATCTGGTATGAATGACGAAAGAAAGAAAAATATTGGCAAAGTACCAGGTCATATCAATTTAATAACTTATCATGGTACCAAAGGATTGGAATTCGACGTGGTATTCGTAATGGATTTTTACTATTTTTTATTTAATATTAAGCCAACAGAAGATGAACATAAAATAAACCAATATTTATTGTACGTAGCAACATCCAGAGCCGTATCAATGATGTTTATTTGTACATATACTAATATGCATGGTGGTTATATGAACCATTGGATAACAAAAGTGGCACCGCAATATTATTTTTCGGAACTACCCGCACGAATCCCACAGTTATCATTTCGCAATCAGGATAATGGTCCATGTATCAATGGTATAACGGAATTAATCAGTGAAATGCCAGATGATAAACTCGATTTGGTTCACGATATGCTCAAAATTGCGGAAGATGATGCATTATTTACCAGACGGATTTATCGGGATTTTACTAGTATTGATAGAGGAAAAGATGAAACTTTATTTGGTATTTTTTGTGAAGAATTATTTTATTTGCAACATCATTTGGTTAGAAATATTCCTCCACGAAATTTTTCCCTTGTTCAAATGATCATAGAATCAAAATTTATTATTATTGATAATGATTCCGATTATAAATTTTTAAAAACATACATCACAACTAATAAATTAACCTGGGAAAAATATGATACCATGCGAAATAGTTTACCAGAGCGTGTCGTAAAATTAGTGGAAAAATATTTTAATCGCTATGGGGAATTAAATGATTATGTGATATGTACTAATGAATTTGTTAAAATAATCGAAATAAACATTGATGATATTAAAAAAACATACAAGCGATATTTGGATCCGGTACAATACAATCATGATTATAAAAAAATATTGGTTGATTTTTTTTATTTAATTGTTGTTCAATATGCGTACGATAATAATCATTATTATTATATATCTAATCATGGCAATGACAAACAATTTTTACTCCAAAATGGATGTGATTTATTTGAAGAAATAAATAAATATGTTACGCATAACTATTTAGCATGTCAATTAGATATCAAGGTTAACGTGTACTATCCTAATTTAATGTTATGTGGTGAAATCGATTTTATTGAGAAATACAAATATACTGGTACCTTTACCGAAAATATCGTCGATATTAAATGTGTAAAAGAAATAAGTATACGATATTACATACAATTAATATTATACAATTTTTGCTATTATTACAAAAAAAATCAGCAAGAAAAATTATTTTTGAATAAATTCAAAATAGTTAATTTATTGACAGGTTTGGAACACCAATTAATAATAAAAATTTCACCAACAAACATGTTTAATCTTCTTATTATTTTAGCCGATATTGGAAATCTTAATTTTAATAATTTGAATTTGGTTTATGATTTAGAATCAAATGGTGCAATAGAAACGATTGGACCTTTTGATTATAAACCAATTATTTCACGAACACAAATATACAAAGTAAAAAATAAATTCTATGGTAAAAAATATCCTGAAATAATCGAAATAGCAATCAAAGATTATGACACTGGTATGGTATTACTTAATACATTGGTCAAACCAAAAAATTCGATTCCACCATGGATACAAAAACTGACTGGAATCAAACCTTCAATGCTAATAGATAAGCCATCAATTGAATCTATAAAATTGGTGCTCGATAAAAAAATGAAAAATTTTATCAATTGCAAAATGATGGCTCATAACGGAAACTGCTTCGATAATCGCTTAATGCTTTGTGACAAATTAACTGATCCATTAAAAATATCATTTTTAGACACACTTAGTATTATACCAATTCATATGCCACACAAACTCGAAAGCAAAAGTCTCGGGAACATCTATAAAAATCTATTTAAAAAATCTTTTGATGCACATCGCGCAATGGCTGATGTAGATGCTCTTATTAAAATAATGAGGTTCCTAAAAATCGAGTTTTAATATCCAACACGCATTAAAATAATTTTATTAATTTTTTATTTGAAAAATTGATAAAATCATGTATTATATAGCTAAATATATTTGTTAATATTACAGAGTTCTCGGAATTTATAGAAATATGTCCATATTGGGAATAACTACACAACCAAAACAAATTTTATATCAAAAAAATAAAGAATTTATTATTGTTCCAACCATGACAAAACAAAATACAATTGAATTTGATAATTTTGTTAAAACTTTAAAAAATAAATATCAATCAACATCCATATGCAATGGGAAAAAAATTGCGGATTGTTTTTTTTGGGATTTCAATAAAACAAATAATTCTATTATAATTAATGAAACAACAAATATAACAGAAAACGATATTTTTAATCAATTAACAACACTTATTTTTTGGTTATTTGATAAAAATTATTTATTGAAAGGATCCTTTCTTTTTAAAACTGGTAATATTATTGAATATATTGCAACAGATGGTATTACTAAATTTATTACTCATTATGTACTAACAGATGAGATTAATATCGATAAATTTAATATTGATTACACGGCAGATATTAATGCAGCTGTCATTCAAGATAAAATAATGTTAGATGCTGAATATAATCTGAAAAATGCTATTCGAATGAGAGAAGCGAAAGATGAATACAAATTACAAAAGTATATAAAAAATATAGAAAACGGCAACAAAAAAAAAATAATACGAAATAAATATGATCCTGTCCAAAAAGAGACTGTATGGTATACGGTAAATCCTAATGAAAGTATTAACGAAGAAAATAAATTAGTTATTAATGCAATTCAGGAAAGATTAACAAAGACAGAAAATAACCTTAAATCATTATCAAAAATTAATAAATTTTTTTGGAAAATGTGTACAATTGTTAGTATTATTACCGCTGGAACTCTTGTTATCTATATTGCATTCAACAATGATATTAATTGAATAAAATTTGAATATTTGTGGCGCGAATTTCCCAACTTAACCTGCTCTCGAAATATAAGGTAATGATTAATATTTTTTGTTTAGATTTATTAAATAAAAAATATTAAGTAATATCTATTTCTTCATCAAGTGTATTATTATCTAGTGCATGATAAAAATATATTTTTTCGATTTCTTCCAATGTGCTTGTTTCGGATACTGTAAAAGTAATATAACATTTGTCAATTGCTGAGTGAAAATATGTTAAATCATTTGTTTGAATCGATAACAAGATTTGTTTTATAAATTTTCCAATTGTTGAGTTAATAAAAGTGATAGATAATTCACAATATTTGTCAAATTTTTTATTGGAGCCAATATAATCATTATTTGCTAATGATGCTAATATTGCTTTATAAAAAAACTTTTCCATTAAAAAATTACTGTATGTTTTGTTGGAAATTTTTTTAATACACTCGTCAAAACACATTTGTGCTCCATCATATTTTTTCAAAGTAAAGTAATGTTCTCCCAATTTTTCGAATATTTTTTTGGCATCCATATTGGACAATAAATGTTTATATTTTTCTAAAATAAATTCGCATTCCTCAATAACTTTATTATTTTTTCCTAATTTTTCATACAAATTAATAATTTTATCATACACCATATAAAGACTATCTGTTTTATTTTCCAAACAATATTCTAATGCTAAATCATAGTAATAAAATGATTTTGATTCATCCAAGTATTCATCTTTGCTGTAATGTTCCGAAATACTAATAAGTGTATATATATATTTATGATCTAATAATTCTTTCTCAATTTTTGATTTTGTAATTAGTGTATCAATATATTTGTCAAAATCTTTCGCGGTTTTATAATTAGATGCGGCTGTTTCTAATAAATCAATTGAATCATTTAATCTATCTTCTCGGTGGGTTGAACCAAATATCATTTTATAAAACATATTATCTGATCTGTTAATATTTTTATGCGCTAGTGCCGTAGCATTATCCGCTTTTTCTTGGTATTTATTTTTACTCAACATATTTGTGTGTGTACTATTTCATTACAAATTTATATTTATAATGACCCTGTCTTTTTCAATTTTTTATCAAAAAAAAAAAATTGAATAATAAAAAAGTAATAAATTGATATTTGCTGAACAAATTAAATTATTAAAATGAATAACGAAATAGATACAATTCAAGAAACAACCAAAATTTTGAACCAAACATTAACAGTAGAATTATACACCGATAATATTACTCGAAACATATTTCTTCCAACTATGGTTCATACAATATTTGATAAATTATGTGATTCATTTTTGCCCAAAGAAGAAATTGTTAAATTATCTACACATATTTGTAATTTATATAGTACAATCGCTAGAACAATGATTGCCTTGCCTCGTATTGAACCTTTCAAAAAAATAACATCACCTTACGATAATGAATTCTCACATATACTCGAAAATAGTACTAATACCATTGACGAAACATTATGGAAAAATAATTTAGAATTACTGTACGATACCTATTTTACAAATGATGAATCAACAAAAATAATGAGTATGCTTAATGAAATCAAAACAGTGATAAATTTCGATGATTTTAAAATATTTTTGGTACAGATTTGGTTAACAAAATTAATGGTTGCCGATTATTGTATCCAAAATAAAAATAGTATTGGTAAAGAAAGGTGCGATAAAATTATTACGTACTCTAAATCCTTAAAATATTATTTGTCTAACAACATCCATAAAAAATATGAGTATTTATTTGGTAATATTATTGATATATGCACACAGATGGTATTTAAATTGGATGGACTTGCACAAATATCGTATCTTTCGGATAATATTGATTTTGTTCTTAATTTTAAACCTGACCAAATTATAAATCTTGATAAATTCATTGTCAATACAATTAAAAAAAATAGTTATCATTCGTTAATAGCAGAGGATATGGATGATTCTGATAAGGATTCAGATCTTGATATTTATGGTGCTGATGATAATGATTTATTGAATTTTGACATTACAAAGGACGATTTAAACTCTGATAATGAAGAAGAAGAAAAAGAAATAAATAATAGCACATGGAAACAGAAATTAAGACAAAATATTCGTTTGGTTGAGGTTTAAGTCAAACAAGTATTTATAATAATTTTCTAAAAAGATGAATAAATTTTTAATTCAAAATAATATTTTCATTTAAAAATTGAATAAGGAATTAATAGTACTATCACTAAAATAAAATCTTACCCCCAAGTAAGTAACAATGTTGAACATTAAAAAGATAAAAAATATTTGTTTGTGTGGTGGTGGATTTTTCGGGTATGCCGAAGTAGCTGCTTTAAAAGAATTAGATAATTATAAAGAATATTTTGATATCCAAAATATTATAGGTGTGAGTGTTGGTAGTATGGTCTCGGCCTTATATGCTGTTGGATACACTGCCGATGAACTTTCTACCATTTTATTCGATATGGATTTCGATAGTTTAATAAAAGATACATACTTTGCTTACTACCGGTTATACGAAAAATACGGCATGTACGAAGCAAATAGATTAGAGGAAGAAATTGAAAATTTTATTGCTAAAAAAACAAATATTAAATTGTGTACATTTTGTCAAATTGAAAAAAATTTAACAATAATTTCCACCAATTTAAATTTCCAATGTCCTAAATTTTTGAATAGGGAAAATACTCCAGATATGCCTATTTCTAAAGCAGTTAGAATGAGTATTGGTTATCCTTTAATTATGACACCAATTTTGTTCGAAGGTGATTTATATGGTGATGGTGGGGAATTTATGAATTATCCTATAACTATATTTTCGGATAAGGAATTGGAGGAAACCATCGGAATCACTTTTGCCGCACATAATGAAAATAAAGACGGAACCCTTAAACACAGAATACCAATTAATAATGTTTATGAATATATAATATCATTAGGTTTGACAATGAGTCGTGCGGCATATACATCCCAAATTACTGAAAAATATCTAAAAAGGAGTATTGTCATACATATTAATGAAAATATTGGTTCAATGCAATTTAATTTAACTCCAGAACAAAAGAAAATTATTTATGAATGTGGTATCAAAGCGGTTAAGGACCAAATAAATGATATACTTTGTATTAGTGATATTTAAACAAAATGGAATACCATATTATTAGTTATTTGGTTCTCTAAAAATTGATTTGTTATTAGCATAACAAATTAATTTTAATAATTGTTGATACTAATAAGCATAATGGATTACATATTTCCAGTAGCTGAAATTGAACATCATATTATTAGTTATTTGGATCAAATAACAGATTTTAAACAATTATCTTTGGTAAACAAATATTATCATAAAATTGTTTTAGCTGATAAAATATATGTGGCATTGAAAACATTTTATTTGAATCCACCAATAAATTATCGTTTGAGCGAATCAAAAGAAGAAAATTTTCAAGATGCGTGTCGATGTAACCATATATTAGTAGCAAAATATTTACAACAAAAATACTCCATCAACATCCATGTTGGTAAACAAAATGCATTTACAATAGCTTGTTTATATGGACACTTGGAAGTTACCAAATGGTTATATGATTTAGGAAAAAAAATTAATTCTCTGATTGATATTCATGCTAATGGTGAATGGGCATTTAGATGCACTTGTGAATGTGGTCATTTGGAAGTCGCTAAATGGTTGTATCAATTGGCAATTGAATCTAATTCTCCCATTGATATTCATGCCGGTGATGAATATGTATTTAGATGGGTTTGTAAAAATGGACATTTGGTAGTTGCCGAATGGTTACATCATTTGGGAAAAGAAATTAATTCTCCCATTGATATTCATGCCAATAACGAATATGCATTCAGATGGGTTTGTGGAAATGGCGATTTTGAAATGGCCAAATGGTTGCATCATTTAGGAAAACAAATTGATTCTCCTATTGATATTCACGCTAATAATGAAGGTGCATTTGGATTGGCTTGTGGGCATGGACATATTGAAGTTGCCAAATGGTTACATGATTTGGGAACAAATAATAACTCTCCCATTGATATTAATGCTGAGGATCAATCCGCATTTAAATTTGCTTGTCTTGGGCAACATTTGGAAGTTGCTAAATGGTTGCATAATCTAGCGATCGAATTAAATTATCCTATTGATATTCATGCAGGGAATGAATTTGTATTTAAATGGGTTTGTGAAAATGGTTATTTGGAAGTTGCCAAATGGTTTTGTACTTTGGATAATAAATATAATATTAATATTAATTCCACCACAAATAAAATTGAGTACCAAATTGATCAATAAATTAAAATTGATTTGTTATTGGCATAATAAATAAATTTTAATAATTGTCATTACTAATAAGCATAATGGATTATATATTTCCAGTAACCGAAATTGAACACCATATTATTAGTTATTTGGATCCGATAACAGATTTTAAGCAATTATCTCTGGTGAATAAATATTATCATGAAATTGTTTCAACTGACAAAATATATGTAGCATTAAAAATATTTTATTTAGATAAATCAAAAAAATACCGCTTAATAAAATCAAAAGAAGAAAATTTTAAAGAAGCGTGTAAATATAACCATATATCAGTGGCAAAATATATACAACAAAAATACTCAATTGATATTCATGCTGATAATGAACATGCATTTAGATTGGCTTGTTTTAATGGACATTTAGAGGTCACCAAATGGTTGTATTATTTAGCGAAAAAAATTAATTCTCCTATTGATATTCATTTCGATAATGATTGTGCGTTTAAATTGGTTTGCAAATATGGACATTTGGAAATTGCTAAATGGTTATATTATTTAGGGAAAAAAAATAATTCTCTAATTGATATACATGCTGATAATGAATTTTTATTTAAATTAGCATATGGTAATGGAAATTTCGAAATCACCATATGGTTATATCATTTAGGAAAAAAATATAATTCCCCTATCGTTATCCATGCTTATTGCGAAGTTGCTACGTGGTTACATCATTTAGAGGAAGAAACTAATTCTCCCATTGATAATAATATTTTTGTAGCATGATTTGTTATTTTTTTAAAGTGCAACAAACGATAAAATATTAATTTAATAATAATAATATTTTATCGTAAAATCATTGATACGAATGTTAATAGCAACCTCCGCGATACAGTTTTTTGATAGGAGTAATAGCTATGGTTCCATTTTTAGGATTTGTTACTGATATATCATAATCGGTTAGATTTGGAACAGTCATATCTGTTAATTTTGAATTAACCATATTACTTGGTTTTTTATTAGTTTCAATTGTCATGGTGGTTGTCATTTTTCTGTGTTTAGAAAGATTATGATAGTATCCTAAATAAGCAGCAAGTAATAGTAAAATAATACCAATTACAATACCAGTATAACTCTTTGTTCCATTGTAAATATATGATTCGCTTGGATTATTTGGATTGTAGTAAACTGGAATTGTACCGCCTGTTTGAATTTGTCCAAAAATGTTTTTGGTTTCTAATGCGTTATACGAATTGGCTCCAGAATAAATCACATTCTCGGATTGATAATCTCTATTGCCAACTCGGTATCGATAAAACACGATGGGTTCATATTTAGCAGAACTATTTGTAGCAGCAACAATATTTCTTGGATCCATATACATTGTACCCGCATTCGAATTTGCTGGTTTGGCTACGGCATTTAATACTGTGGCATTAGCTTTTGGCCAAGTACTAATCCGGTTGATTTTCCAGTTTCTCCATAAACCGTGTAACAACCAAATCAAACCAACGATACCCAATATAATCGCAACTATATTATTGATAGTCATATAATTCCCAAACTCGGACATTAATATTATATATTAACATAAGATTTCTCTTATTTTTTTTGATAGTAAATTAATAATAAAATTATAGCGAATTCGAATAATTATATTAATTATATGGTTACTAATAAAAATTGAATTATTATATTCTAGAATACTTATCAAAATATATTCTTCATTCATAATTTGATTATAATGGAAAAAATAGAATCGACAATAAAAATTTGTAAGAAAAAAAAAATAAATAATATTATTTGGCCGAGTGATACAACTAAATTATATTTACATTATTTTGAAAATATTTTGCCGAAAACATGGCCCGATAATTTATCTTTTTTGGAAGTATATTTTAGACCAGATTTCGATTTGTTACCAAAATCCATTAAAATTTTATCTATCGTAACCCAAAATGAAGTTCTAAAATCAGATCTTCCATCAAATATAGAACAATTGTGGATAACTGCTCCAAATGCAGTCACAACTAAATTTGATGTTAGAGAAGATAATTTCGACCTCTATAAAATAAGCATTAAAGATTTCAATAAATATAATATTTTTATTGGAGGATATTCTAATGATGACAACGATAATATTAAACACCATCGGGTATTATATCAATATGAGACGCCTGGTGACACTTATCCAAATGGTATATCTTGGAGAGAATTATATCCAATGACTCCTTAAAAATGATTTAATTTTTTTATTTCCCAAATTAAAAATTGAATCATTTATTCCAGTATATATAAACAAACATTTATTTCATCAATAACCGAATGGAGGATATTGACTACGTTAAACTGATAAAGATTGTCGAAAAATCAGTCAAAAAAAGTTACCTTGCATACGAACACGATAATAAACGGGTACCTAATGTTTCAAATTTAGGAGCAAAAGTAGGTGATATTGCCAAACTAGAAAGACACGGTGAATATTATGGAATTGCTGTTGAATTTTTAGAAAATCTTAATCCATTATTGACGGATCGTTTTGTTATCCGTATTCTAACAATGCTCAAAAAAGAAGATTATATTACACCAATAACTATACTAAATTTAACTAGTGTTGATCAACTACAATATGTATTACATACCTGGTTTCAATTTGCCACAACAGAGTATGATAATTCACTAAAAAATATAAAAAAAAAATATCCAATATTTGATCCATGGATTAAATCAGTTACACATGATCCACTATTAGGAAAAATTAAATTAGTGGAAATAGGATTTAATCAAAATACAGGTAATTCAGTTGTTCCTGTAGATTGGATCGGAAGAGAATTTGCGAATGGAAAAGAATTGCATAAAGAAATGGATAAATTAGAAACCCGTATCGGTAAACCACCAGTTACATATGCAATTATTTATTCTATGATCATTCAAAAAAATGATTCAATAATTACTGAAATAAAAAATATCGATTATGATACTATTTTTTATTTAGATTGGATTGGGCATAAATTTGATTCACAAACAACAACCAAACTTCGAAAAGGATACGAGTATGTTAAATACAATAATATTTTGGTTGGATTCAAATTGGATTCCATACTAGAACCAAAAGGGAAAATTGAGGGTGAACATTCGCGTCCAGCTCTCCGAGAAGTCGGATTATTGGTTTCTAGATTGCAAAAATCGATACGAAGAGGGCGATACGGTTCAAAAGCACTGATTGAAACAATAGAAGCACTTAATATTAGTCCAAATTATAATTTACCCGAACATGGATTTTTAAGGGTTTCGGCATCAAAACAATTGGTTTGGAGATTATTTATTACCATATTAGAGGATTGCCGTGCTTATGTGCCAATAGATGAACCCAGTTTGTTGGATTTAATTTTATTGGTACTGATAACACAAAAAATACAAGAATACAAATTCAAAAAACCGATATTAGATGCAATTAAATTGGTTGCATTATTAGCCCAATATAATGATCATCCGAGTGATTTATATGATTGGAGAAGACAACCAATTGCTAAAACAACACCACTTACTAACGATTCTGATTTTCATGATGCATTATCTATTGCTTTAAATAATATTATTATGATGCCAGGAGATAGAAAAATGCTGAGACAATATTATTCCGAAAAAAATTTATTTGAACCTTTTATGTTTCCAACTGAACTTAAAACCGCTGATCGGAAACAAACATTAGATAAAAAAAAATATATACTTCATGATCCGATTATTTATGAAGATATTATATTAAGCAGTTTTGATATGCATGTCAAAACAAATATTATTTTATATTATCAGGCATGTATTCCAATTTCGATGAGTACTAAAGACATATCCGGATATATTTGGGATATTTCATCGAGTTACAATGTTCGTTCTGGAGTTAAAAAAGCAAAATCGGATCCAATCTTATTATCTATTCAAAAATATTATTTAGTGGAAGCAGAAAATACCAAAGATACAAGTAAACCAGTAACATTTGTTGCAAATAAACAGTACGTACCAAAACAATTGGTACCCAAATTTAAAACAATTAAAATTGATAAAAATACAAAAAGAACCAGTTTTTTAATTATGTTTGGTAAAAAATATAAATATGGGGGAAAGGAAGTCGTCATTGCTGGAACAAATGAAACGCCAGCACGTGTTAAAATAGAAAATGAATGGAGCTACTATTATGATAAAAAAATATTGGATGCGTATCCATACAAATCTATTAGTTTTACCGATATTGATCCTCCATTCGGATACAAATGGAAGAAAAATAAAATACTTACAGAAATAAAAAATGGTATACCAACTGTTAATAATAAACAAATCCCATTTTTTGATGGATCCAGTATTATTGAATCGATAACACCAGATATCACAAAAAACATCGACAAAAATATTTACAAATTGGTAATCCAATTATTTTCCGGTACAGATGTCGATTTTTCAACAATATTATATTTTCGGGATAGAAGATTAAAAGAAATTGTTAATTGGGCTCCAATATCATCAGATATAAAAAAAATGGATATGGATCTGATAAAACTTACCTATGCTAAAATATTTAATCAGTTCAATAATATTATTATGGTTGGCCCAGTTACTCGTTCCGGCAACAAAATGCAGAATTCTATTAATTATTTATTAGAAGGGAAATTTTGGGGAATTTTTAACCTGTTTAGCTATTTATATCCCGATACGATAAAACCAAATGGCGCCCTTAATTTTTATATTAGAAAGGAAACACCTGGATACGTCCACTTGGTACAAACATTAGAATCAATTTTGTTTGATAATAAAACTATTTCCGGATCAATACCAATTATTAAAACAAAATTATGGGATCATCAACAGGATTCGGTCAATCGAATCATGGGAGGTTTCAAATCGGGAAGACATGGATTTGGAGACGCATCGGATGTAGGCTCAGGAAAAACGTTGACATCGCTCAAAATCGCAACAGAAGTAATTAAAGAAAATAATAAAACCTATTCGGGAATTTTGGTCATGCTTCCAGGAAACAAACTTTTAAAAACATGGGATGATGAACTAACTAAACATACTGATGGGTTTGATATTAAATTCCAAGAAAATAATGCCAATATTGGACCAATCAAACGTAATACTATTCTTGTTACTACCATGGGTCGCATGAGGGACCATCCAATCAATCATAAATGGTTATTAGTAATTATTGATGAATGTTTAACGGTACAAAATAAAAATGCATTTTGGACACAGGAGGCTTGGGTACAAAGTTTAATGTCAAAATATTTGGTTATGATGTCGGCTACATTTTTTAGAACGCGATTTGATAAATTATACTACATGCTTAAAATGTTAAGAACAGGTTTACCAGAAAAACGCGAATATTTGGATACTATTTTGTTGGAATCAATTGTATCACAGGTATCCGAGATTGAAAGAAAATGGACATCCAATTTCAACTATTTTAAACTAGATCAAGTATCTAGAGAAAAATATGATGCTATTAATAAAACTGATTTAAGTACCGAAGCCAAATTCAGCAAACTTGCATCACTATTGATATCGGACAATCATATTAAAAATTTGGTTGCTAAACAATTGGATAAATTGGTTGGTAAAATCGAAAAGAAAAAAGGACGCTGCCTTATTTATGCAGCCGCAAAAGAAGAAGCAAAATTATGGTCCAACAAACTAAATATACCAATATATCCGGAAAAAGGAGAACATTGTATTGTTACCTATCATGACGGCACATACGGTTTGAATGATTTGGTTATATATGATACTATTATCATGCGACCTCCACAACCTGACAAATTACCTCAGATCAAGGGAAGACTTTCACGAATTGGCCAGCAGAGCAATGATTTATATATCGAATATTTTGTCATTGAAGATACTATCGAAGAAGGATTAATACTAAGATTAGATATCGCTTCTAGTTTTTTACAAAAATATATTTTACCATTAGCACAATTTTATGACATATCAATAAATTATCAAAAATATAAAAAGGAAAAGTAATAATAATATCACAATAATTAATTGTAATATTATTAACCATACATAATTCCTGTCACCAGAGTATATTCTTCACTTATTTTAACTATAAAAGTATATGCCATTGCAAATATACTTCCATAAATAAATGCAAGTGATGGTTCAATGATATTTGCCACATGTAAGTAACATTTATCAGCTCGAATATTAGCAACAATAAGAGATTCGAAGAAAATCCATGATATATTCATGAACCATACAAGACAAATAAATATCATGCCCGATAAAAAATTTGTGCGTGCATAGGATCTTAATTTTATTTTTATGACGATACAAAACATATAAAATAATATATTGACCAATGAAAAAACGAATGACGCTATGAATATTGTATTGTAAAAAGAAATATTTGTATCGTTGGTTTGTTTATCATAATTGGTATCAATCATATATTTTGAGTTGCAATCACCAATAATAAATTTAATAATAAAATTAGAAAGAGATATTAGCATCATGGTTCCAATACTTACATAAAATAATACATCTATTTTTCGCATTTTTTTGTTTTTTTTACAAAACAACTTAGCTAATAGACATTTTTTCAATGAATAATCCAAGCATGTTTTTTTTCAATTTTTATTGAGAAAAACATGCAATATTAATATTTATTAATTAAACATAACGATAATTTAATCTTCCATGTCTTTGTTGTTTTCCTAGTAAATAACAGTATATTGTTGTCAATATACCTGCATAACTTAATCCAAATAAGCATTCAATCGTATTTGTTACCCGCAAAAAACATATATCAATTGGAACACGAGAAATAATAACAATTTCAAAACCCAACCAACTTAAATTAACACATAATAGAGAAGCTGCTAAGAATATTATTACTTTAATATATTTACTCTTGCCGAATAATTTGTACATTGTTAAAAATGAAAATACAATCATGTTTGTGCATGAAAAAATATATGACGTGATAAAAGTATTTTGATAGAAAGAAATATTTGACTGATTAACAAATTCATGATCTCTATTAAAATAAAGATGAGGATCACAATTAGAAAAAATGAATTTGATAATAAAATTAGATAGTGATATTGATAGAAATATGATCAATAGTACACAAAATAAAATATTGAGTAGTTTCATTTTTTTGGATAGAAATAATATTTTTATTACGATACAAACAATAGATCCAATCTAATTATTTTTCAAATTTTTTATTAAAAACATATACACCAATCAAACATAGTTATAACCCACTCTTTCCTGTGGGTGATTTTTTCCCATTGAATAACAAAATATTATCGCCATTATAGTTGTATAAATCAAACCTAACGATGACTCGATAATATTTGCTGTTCGTAAAAAACATTTATCAGCCGGGACAGTATCAATAACAAGAGCCTCGAAAAACAACCAAGAAAAATTAGAACATATTATAACAACAAATAACATCAATATTGTTAACCTAATAAAAGTATTGGCCAAATATTTCTTTGTGAATAGTTTATACATTGTTAAAAATGAAAACGCAAACATATTAATGCATGAAAAAACATATGACATAATAAAAGTGTCTTGATAAAAGGAAATATTTGCTCTATTAATATATTCATGATATTGATTAAAATAAAGATGCGGATCACAATCAGAAAAAATGAATTTAATAATAAAATTAGAAAGTGATATTGGTATAAATATTATTAGTAGTACACATAATAATATTTGCTCTAGTTTCATTTTGGATGATAATAATGTTTTTATTACCATCCAAACGACAGACTAATCTAATTATTTTTCAAATTTTTCATTAATCAAACATAGCTGTGACCTACTTTTTCCCATCGATGAATTTTTTCTGTTGAACAAGAGAATATGATTGTTATTATTATTGCATAAATTAATCCCAATGATGATTCAATAATATTTGTTACACGCAAAAAACATAACTCCGCTGAAACACGACCAAGAATAATTGCCTCGAAAACCAACCAAGTCAAATTAACACACAATACAACAGCAATTAATATTATTATTATCTTAAATCCGCTGCTCTTTTTGAATAATTTGTATATTGATAAAAATAGAAATGCAATCATATTGGCGCATGAAAAAACATATGATGCAATAAATGTACCATGATAGAAAGAAATATTTTTATTATTAGTAAATTCATCGTACTGATTAAAATAAAGATGCGCATCACAATCAGAAAAAACAAATTTGGCAATAAAATTAAAGAGTGATATTGGTATAAATATTATTAGTAGTATACACAACAATATTTGTACTGGTTTCATTTTTGAGTACAAACAATATTGTTTATTGTAATACAATAGACAGGATAATCTAATTATTTTTCAA